CTAAAGGAGATTCAATATAGGGAGCCATGAATCCGGGGGTGCTGATAGGGAATACTAAATACACAATAAAAATCGCGATTAAAACCAATTCTGTAGAATGTATGGATTTCAAAAAAGCAGGGATTTTCATATTGACTTATGTATACTCTAACGAGGGATTATAATTAGAGTAGAGGGAACCCCCGGTTCCCCCTAACCCCCTCCCGCCCTTGGGGTAATTCTAATTTCTTACCGCTTTTCATCATAAGATTTCTCCATGAAAACTGTTATAAATTTCCTGGGTTCCCGGTGGATAATGATAAATTAGAGGGGAACCTTTCGGATAGGCAATAAAATTGAAAATGACCTAAATATACTGGGATTATTATACAACAATGAACCGATTCGCCAAAGCCGCCGCTATAAAAAAGAAGGCTGGGATCAAACCCGTCGTAGAAAATGCTTTATCCGAAGCCTATGTTTCCAAGATTCGAGAGACGTCCTATCTTGGAAAAAAGGGGTATACGATCTACAAAGAGCATCTAACAGAATCCGATCTCGAGTTTCTCAAGAAAGACCTCTTTGTGAAGCCGATTATACAAGGTCCGCAATACGGTGCTCCCACCGAAGACGCCGCTTTCCCGGTCTATAAAGAAAACGCGAAAAAACTATATATTCCAAGATTTTACGGTATTCAGCGCTACGGTTTACCCGACGAGTCCGAAATTCCCGGGGGTCAAGACATCGCCGTGGATTTCGTGAAACCGCTGCGCGATTATCAAGACCGAATTATTGATATTTATCGAAATTATGTTTCGACACCGATTTGTTCCAAGTCGCTGCATAATGGCTCAGGGGGAATTCTTGAGGTTCCTTGTGGACGAGGAAAATGTCTTGGAAAAGACACGCCTATATTGATGTTTGATGGATCGATAAAAATGGTGCAAGATGTTATCGTTGGCGATTTAATCATGGGAGATGATTCTACGCCAAGAAAAGTTCTCACATTGGCTCGAGGTAAAGAAATGATGTATAAAATTATGGACAAAGATTCCGGAGAATCCTATATTGTAAACGAAAGTCATATCTTGTCTTTAATCTTCAAGGACACAGTGGTCGATATTTCAGTAACCGATTATTTGGCATCTGAATCGCGGGAATCTTATTTCGGGTATCGCGTTCGAATTGATTTTCCAGACGTATTTACAGAGGTCGATCCGTATACATACACTCTGAATAACGAAATCTCGCTTCCACGTGAATATTTGATAAACTCCAGAAAAAATCGATTGAAAGCTCTCGCAGCAATTGTCGATACACGTGGATACCGAGATGAAAATAAGGGATGTTACGAAATCGTGGTGTCTGGAAAATTAGATCCATTATTCCAAGATATTCTATTTCTGGCTCGGTCTTGCGGTTACGTTGCAAAATACTCGGATCAAAAAATATCGGTTTATGGTGACGGATCGATCCATGGAAAAACCTCTTCAATAAACGCGTATAAAATCGCAGTGGAATGCTTGGACAAAGACGATTATTATGGGTTTGAAATCGACGGAAACCGGAGGTTTATTTTGGGGGATTTTACTGTGACGCATAATACCGTAATGGCTCTCAAGATCATCTCTGTTCTAAAAAAAAAGACACTCATTATCGTGCATAAAGAATTCTTGATGAATCAGTGGATCGAACGCGCGGCGGAATTTGTGCCCAGCGCGAAAATCGGGAAAATCCAAGGCGCGACCTTTGACGTCGAGGGGAAAGATATCGTCATCGGAATGTTACAAACTCTCTATGATCGCGCATTTCCAGAAGACGCCTTTGAATGTTTCGGGTTAACAATCATTGATGAAGTTCATCGCATCGGAAGCGAACAGTTTTCCAAGACGTTGCTACGTGTAATTACGCCCTATATGTTGGGCATTTCGGCAACCGTAGATCGGAAGGACGGGCTAACCCGCGTCTTGCATATGTTTATCGGTGATAAGATCTATTCGGAGGAACGCAAAGACGACGATCCAGTATGTGTCCGTGCCATTGAATATATTTCGTCGGATCCAGAATTCAACGAGGTCGAATATGATTTCCGAGGGAATACCAAATTCAGTACGATGATTACGAAACTCTGTGCATTCGGTCCAAGAAGTGACTTTATTGTGCGTATTCTGGGCGATTTGATCACGGAAAATGCGGAAGCCCAGATCATGGTTCTATGTCATAATAAGTCGCTTCTAAAATACTTGTTTGAGGCAATAAACCATCGTGCTTTTGCAACGACGGGTTATTATGTAGGGGGAATGAAGCAGTCCGCGCTTCAGGAGACGGAGGAAAAACAAATTGTCCTGGCAACATATGCAATGGCAGCGGAAGCACTTGATATAAAGACGTTATCAACTCTGGTGATGGTGACGCCCAAAACCGATATTATTCAGTCTGTGGGACGTATTTTGAGAGTGAAACACGAAAGCCCGATTGTGGTGGACGTAGTGGATAAACACGAGTCGTTCCAGAACCAGTGGCGCCAACGTCGGGCGTTTTACAAAAAATGTAATTATCGGATTGTTTCTACGGATAGTGTGCGGTATCAAGGTATGGCGGGGATCACGGATGGTAAGCTTTGGACCAAGGTTTTCGAACCCAAAGTGAATAGTGCAGCGTCGTTACAAGATATCGATAACTCGGAACGTAAATGTTTAATTAAATTCGATGCTGAGGAATTTGATTAGTTGGAACTTTGGTTCCCTGTTCAACGCCTTCTAGATAATTTACGGCGTAATGATCGGATCTTTTTTTTGTATTTACGAGATAACCCTAGGCGGTGTCTTTTCGAACGTCTTAAAAATCGCCTAGACCTAGATCCTCCGATCTTGGCGCCATTCGCATAATGTGTTTGATTAAACGCACTTTGGTTATCTTCGTATTGTGTTGTGATTCCTCCGGTTCCGTTCCATTGATCTTTGGTAATAATTTGATTCGAATCTGATAAAAGCGACATTATATATTAGATGGGAGATATTTTATTATTCAGCTCTATACATATTGACGTATATGTTATTATAATCTGAATAGTCACTTGCAATTTCGCCATTATCTGTTATAAAATGAAAATGGTTTATTCCTTCTAATGATTTTCCGATAGGCGGGGCTAAAGAAAATAGTTCATCATTAACCGGTAGTGAATTCAATTCAGCTTCGCTCGCTAATCTAAACGGACCGGCACCAGGGGCTGTAGATTTAAATACAACTTGATTCAAGGGCTTTTTTGGATCAGGATTTACATACTCTCTGCGTTCTGTGTCTCTACTAGGAGGGGAAAATGATTCAAGATAATGTCTTTCTGCTTTATGCATAGGAACGCTTCCTGTAGTAAATAATGGCAAAAATGCATATCTTGTAAAATCGCCAAGTAATACTATTTTTTTGTCTGTGAACATTTTAGCTAGAGCAACAACCGTATCTCTTACACAGTAATCTCCGGCTAATCCACAAACCTCTATTTCGTCGACATCTCTTAACCATTCGGCGTAAGGAGCGGGATCGAATTTACTTAATATGGATTCATTGCTTCCGTCTCCAACCGTTTCGTTAAAGTTTACATCGGCATTTAGATTTGATTCCTTTTTTACATAACCACCGGAAATGCTTCCGCAATATGTCATTTTACTCATATGATCTCCAGTTCCGCAACAAGGTCCACCTGAATTTGAAGCAATGTAATCAATTGTATCTTTTTTAACGGCTGTAAATGAATCTCCGTCTTTATGCATACCTTTAAATACAATTTTTATTTTATCTTTATTTGCAGTAGAAGCACCTGTTATTAGAGCTTTCATTTCTGCAATTAATTCCGCTCCCGTTTCTCCTTGAACACAATGAGACGGAAAATTTCCTCCAACAACACCATGACTATATTTATCTTGAAATGCATTACTAAAAGAACAATGTCCGATAGGATGATAATCCCTGGAAAATATAACATTAGTATAGTTTTCACATTCAATTGCTTGTTTTATGTATTTTTGCAAGCGTCCATTTGTAATCATTGACGCTCCGCCTGCTACATCAAAATTTCCATTTAAAAACATACCATTCACTACATTTTTTTCGTTGCTATCTTTTCTGTTATAATTTCTATCTAAAAAATCGTTTTGCATATCAATTATAAACAATGCTTTTTTAGTTTGTAATTGGGTTTTAGATCTTTTTGCTACTAAATATTCTTTAAAAAAATCATCAGGTTGGTTTTGTGTTATTCGATCATTTAATGAAGTTCCTATCGCTTTATTTTTAAAAAATGTATTCCAAATGTATATTAAATCGTTCATAAATTGTGGTGTTATGTTATATATACCACCGCGCATAAAACGTTTACGCATCGACGATTTTCTCTTCAAGTTTCGTGTTCCTCCCTTGGAACGACGTGTTCCGCGCTTCGAAGTATGTTTTTTCGCCCTACGAATCGACTTTGCCATAGTATATATATATACGCCTAAATTTATTTTGTAATAACGCTACCGGCAAAGTTTCCCAATATGAACTATTTTTCCTCCCGGGTTCCCCGGAATTTGGCGCGCAGGCACCCACCGCTTAAACTTCGGATGAAACATACATTCCATCGTCGCCGTCTTCTTCAAATTCACGTATTTATCGATCCGCATATCTTGGAAATCATCCTCATCATCGCTCTCTTCGATATAATCCAGACTTTTGTTCTCCTTTATTTTGCGAAAGATCCCGTTCATTAAAACACTGGTCTTATAGTTCGGAATATACGCCAAGCCGTAATATTCGCGCTTAGATTTCGCGCCAAAGGCATACAAATGATAAATGTCAAATTGTAGGTCGGCTTTTATTTCAAATAACGTGGGTAACTTGTATTGTGGCTTCCCAAAATCATATTGCGGCGTGGGCGGTGGGATCATAATCGCCATGAGTTCTTCGGTTTTATCCGAAGTAGACAGGGCTGCACCGATTTTCTTCGCCAAAGAAACGTTCAAAAATGGAGCGACCGTGGTTAGCGACCTATACTGGAGATGATGAATCGGATACGGGATTTTATTTACATGGGTCGCGGGAATAATGGCGTCATCTATTTCATCATCCTTTCGCCACATAACAGGCAACTGCACAGGAATCGTGGAACTAGCTTGAACAGACTCCATAATCGAATCAATAAACCCGAGTTTTTCACTAAGCATGAGTTTTTTCAAAGGTATGCCCTCGGAGAAAAACGCGTCTTCGATCAAAAAATAACGTTGATCAGGGGACTCTTCCGGAACCCATATCGTTCCGTAAAAAAGAGTATTTAGTGCGAGCTTCACGGGGACGTCCTTACTAACCGTGCTAATTCGTCCAACCCTTTTCTCGCGACCCAACTCCATAAGAAGACACACGTCGTCTTCGCCCATAAACGTGAACCAAAGAAACGCCTTTTTTCCTGGGGGGATCGCCAAACAAATATTACAAGGAGGTAAAACTTTCTTATGTGCAACAGTTTCATAGGAAAGTTCGAGCTGTGGGAATCGGCGCATAACATCCGCGCATTGATTCGGTGTAAGATCTTGCATTATTTTTGCTATATAATAACACGAAGATATATTTAAGTCGTTTTTATTAACATATTTATTTTATCACGCAATGCTTTACGCTGCGATTTTATCTTTTCACCATTATCATTTGGAAAAGCGGTTTCGCATTCTCTATTCGTTATTAGTTGATCAATAGTTATTTCGCCAGACAATACTCTATTTTCGCAGGAGTTACAAGGTAAGAATCCAGTGCCGTTCCCGGGAATATTTTTCTTTTTTGCTATCAGTTCGGATTTATTATTGTGTCGGTACATGAAATACGCAATGCAACACCGTGGAT